GCGAAATCGGCGGGCTCGAGGAACACCGACCAGAGCAACGCGAACGCGGGCTACTCGCTGACGGACCAGGCGCGCGGCGATCTTGGGACGGGGCGATCTGGATTCCCTGCGGAGACGGAAAAGCGCGGCGCATTGAACCCGGCATTGAGCCGCTGGCTCATGGGGTATCCGGCCGAGTGGGACTCCTGCGGGGCTACGGCAATGCAATCGTTCCGCAAGTCGCGGCGGAGTTCGTAATGGCATATCTCGACACGACCGGCCTGATCGACGCCGGCCGGAAGCCGCTCGAGCAGCTGCCGAGCGGGCCGGAGACGAGGAAATGGGGGCAGAGGTGAGTGACCTGAAACCGTGCCCGGTCTGCGCTGACGCCGCAGAGTTCTTTTATGGCGCTCGCGTTCGCGCAGAGTGCGTCGGCTGCGGGCTGCAAACCCGCAAATTCGATTCCCCGCAGGAGGCGGGGGCAGCGTGGAATCGCCGCGACGAGGTCGAGCGGCTTGAAGACTACCTCGATGCCCTGACTGAAAGGATGCTGACAGCAAAGCGGGAAAGGCACGAAGCGCGCGCCGAGGTCCAGCGGCTACGATCTATGATTGGGGCAATCTACATTGCATTGAAGCCGACAGATACAGAGGCGACTACGTGGCCGGAAGAAATTACGAGGCTGCGGAAGGAGCGCGACCAGATCATCGAGCGGTGCGCGGAAGCGGCTGCCTTCCATTTCTTCCGCGAGTGCGGACACAAGGGCGGAACAGGAGAGGACTACGCAGAGTGGGACGCAACGGCTGCCATCCGCGCGCTGAAGGAGGATCGAGAGTGAAAGCGTCCGAACTGATCGACTTGCTTAGGGCTGCGGTTGAGGAACACGGGGACGTTGATGTTTTGTCGGACGACTGGAACGAAAACTATCTCGACCCGTTTCCGGTTAGCGGCTTGCGAATGAGTCTACCCCACGAAGCCCCGCGACCAATGATTGTCATAACGGCGGAAGGTTCGTGCGGAGAGGAACTTTCTAGGTGGCGAAGCACCTACCCTACCGCTAGGTAATCATCCAGTCGAACGTGCCATCCGCACCGAGGGCAGTGGTAACGGTCACGGTGAAGGACGTTTTATTCAACTTCGTCACGTGCATCCCATTCGCCGCAGCAACCGCCGCCGCCATCGTGGCATTGGTCGGGATGATCGAGATTACCGACCCGAGAGTCACGTTGGCGTTGGTCACGGTGACGTTGCTCTGCCCGTTCGCGATGGTAGCCGTACCCTTGAGCGACGCCCCTGGATCGAGGATGTTGCCCCGCATAGTGATGTAGTCGCAGTCTGTGCTGGGGCCAAAATTTTGCGGGAGGATTTGCTCGGTGGCGTTACCGTGAGCGAGGTTCCACGACATGTCCGCGCGGTCGCAGTTGGTCAAAAATACCCCGTTGTTCTGGGTCGGCGAGCCGCCTACGTCGTAGCAGTGGTTGTTGTTGACCTGGATATAGTCCGAGTTCTGCGCCTTGATTCCGTCGTACTCTGCGCCCGTGTTTATGCCGTTGCTGAAGCATGTATTGCCAAGTACTTCGCAATAGTCGGCGTCGTTGATGAAAATTCCGTGCTGCTGGTTGCTGTAGGCGTCGCAGTTCGTGACCAACGTCCCAGGCCCCGTGACGTTGAAGCCGCATCCGCCGTTGCTCGCAGCGGTCACGTTATCAATCGAGACCTTCGTAGCAGTAGTGGCTACGTGTACGCCGTGATCCTGCGATCCCGTCACCCGGCCAGATGAGAGGGTTAACCCGTCACATCGTCCGATGTTGATGCCGTAGCCGATGGAATCCGCGTCGCTGTCGAGCGTCCCGGCCCCGATGATCGTAAAGCCAGTGATGGTCACGTCAGAGCAGGCTGTAGATCCGCCCGTGCCGTATTCCAGAACGATCCCGCTAGAGGCGAGGTTCCTGGTAGAGAATCCGGTGCATACGAAACCAAGCTGCCCGCCGATTTCGATGCCCCTGCCGCCCGCCGCAGGATCGTTCTCGGTGCCGTTGTATGACGTGTCCCCGATGCTCTTATTGCCATAGCACGCCGTACTAGCCTCGGCGTCAAAAGCGAAAGCGTCGTCTTTGTGGTTGACGACGGTATTGCCGATGCTGGTGCAATACTTCGTTTCACCGAAAAACGTGACCCCGGTTCCCTTGCTGCCATCAATCAGGCAGTTCTCGACCTTGCAATATTCGCTTGGGTAATGGACCCCGCCCGTATAGTAACCAGCGATCAGTATTCCCTGACTCGCAGGCTCGATCACCTTGACGTTACGAACCTTCCCATACTTGACGTATTTGAGTTGGATCGTCGGGATTGCCGAACCTGTGTACCCGGTGGAATCTACGCATAAATCTTCAATGCAAATGTCGGTGTTCCGGGTCGTGGTGTTCCAATTCTCATTCTTGATGATCTTCCCGGCGGAATTGGGCTTGATGATCGAGGACCACCCATCGCCGTACAGGCGAACCCCGCTTTTCAGGTTAATAACGTCAGGATCGACCCGCGTTGTTCCTGCCGGGGTGTAAATGTTGATGCCGATTGATACGGCTGCGGTCCATGCGTCGGTGTCGTCGGCGCTTCCGTCAACCAGAGCTCCATATCGGCGGATGTCGCCGGGGATGCGTTGATAGTCGGACGGGATAACTCCAGCGGAAATTTCCTCGTCAGAGCGCCGGTAGTAAGGCGTGCCATCACCCCAGCCGAACACATCGTCACGGCTAAAAACTGTCGCCGCCGTGGCGTCCTTAACCAGTACGGTATACGTCCCGGTCCCGTAAACATTGATCGAACTGGCAAACCGCCCTGCTGCGTCCAGACTGATCGGGTTAGCCGCTTGGATGGTCAAATCCGGGTCGCTGTAGATAGTCTGGTAACTCGTGGTGCCTGTCGCGTAGAAAGTCACGGTCCCGCTTGCCACGGGGTCCCCGTTGATGTCGCAGAACTGATAGCCAGCCGGGAACAAAAGCATTTACGCCTTCCTCACTCGAATGCGAAGGGTTGCAGAGGCAAGGTCAATCGGCCCGCTTCCGGTTTCGTTCTGGATTCGCGCGGCCACGGTATTGGCGGAACTCACCCACGCCGTCAGGATCATTCCCTGAATATCTACGGATAGGCTTGCGTCGACGAAATCACCCAGAGCAGCGCCAGTTACAGTGATCCCCGATTTCGTTTCCCCTGCCCCATCCGCGAGGCTTCCAACGTCCCAGGTTGTCGAGGTCGTCAATACGTTGGTGTAAACCGCCTGCCAGCCGGTATTTCCTGATCCAGAGGTTTTGACGTAGAGCGTGGTATCCGATGCACCGTCGGTCCTGAGATACAGCGATCCCATCGGGGCGGTTACAGAGGACTCTGGCGAGCCTGTCCCGCTCACAACCTGACGGGTTGTTCCAACCAGAACCTTTCCCGAAGCTGTGATGTCCGAACCCGATACCGCGCCGGTGGCAGTCATCGTTGTGGTCGTTACCGAGGTCGCAGAGACGTTGACCGAATAAAGGTTGGCGTACCGTTTTGCCCCCGACCCGAGATTGACCGCGTTATCGGTCGCCGGAAGTCTAGTAACCTCAGCAACGTCGGCAGGCTCAATGCCGAATACGTCGTCAAAAGAAAAAACGCTTACGTCCGCCGAATTGAAGCACTCAACGCTGTAATCCCCCGATCCGTACAGGTTTTGACTGAACCGCCCGCTGGCATCGAGGTCAAACGGGTTCGTGGCCGCGATGGTCAAATCCTTGTCCGTGTAAATGGCTTTGAGGGTCTGGGTTCCGGTGCTATAAAAGGCGACGGAGCCAGACGCCACGGGGTTGCCGTTTGAGTCGAGGAAGGTGAACCCGGCGGGGTACATCAGGGCCATTCGGTGCTCCAATAAAAAAGGCCCCGGAGGGCCTTTAGGAAATACCTATGATTTTGTCAGCAGTGGCAACTATCGCGGGCGTTCTCGCGATGCTGTGGATTGTCGGACTTATCGACGATTATCAGTTGGCGCGTTCTGCAAAGCGTTGGCACCAGCAACACCAAGAGCCACCCCAGCCCGGCGAACAGCAGGGCCAGCAGGGGCAGCAAGGTAAGCCCTAGGGGCCAGTAGCGCGCCGCCAGCGATGCCGACCGTAGTAACGGGGTCAGTGAGCACGCCAGCCACGCCAGCCCCGCCGAGAGTCGTGCTTGTAATTACCCTTCTCGCCGTCTGCGACCCACCAGTAAGCGGGGCCATTCTCGGATCGCTCATAGCCCGAACAACCGTAAACAAGTTCCCGGTTTCAGGCAAAAGCGTATCCGCCCCACGGCTGTACTGTTTTTGGTAGATAGACCACAGCGAGTTAGCCATAGTCAGCGGGTTTACGTTGCCGCCCGTCACTACCTGCCGCGAACGGTCAACGGCGAGCAACGTCTTATAACGCTCGCGCGCCGCAGCATATGCGGGCTTGTAACTTTCGGGCGCTACGGCATCCACCATATCGTCGAGGTCGTCGATCAGGTTTGACGCCTCTTGCACCTTGTCGCTTCCAGACCGCGTGACCTTCAGCAACTTTGAGCGAAGGTCCATGTAATCGCGCCCGGTAATCCGCCCGGCAGCAAGCTTGTCCGCGAAAGGCTTTAGCGTCCGCTGGCTCAGAATGCCCGACAAATCTTCCGCCAATCCAGGCGCAAGCGGGACTTCCGGTATTTGCTGCGCAACGGCAGTGAACTCGCGGTTAATCACATCGTCAGCGGCGGCAAATGCTGCCGGGCCGAACTTCCCGCTTTTGTCAAGATTGATGCCGAGGGCTTTGGCTACGGACTTGTTGAGAATCTGCTGGTTGTGCTTCTCTATGGAAGCGTAACCCGTCCCCGTCACAGGGTTATTTGCCAACGCCTCATCAACGAACTGCCGACCCCTGCCCCCGGAAGCCTGCCCCGGCGAGAGCTTCCCGCCCGCCCTTTGGAAATCGTCCAGCGTGGATGCAAAGTCATCCGTTTCCGAAATGGCTCGGTTAGCCCAATTCCCGACGATGCCGTTAGCCAGCCTGCCGAGAGCGGTCCCCGCCATGTAGCCAATACCGGCACCAGTAGCCCCGGCAACAGCCCCCTGCTCAGAGTCCTCATTAGTAGCAGCCCCATACGCGGCCCCACCAGCCACGCTAGGCGCTACCCGTGCGATAGCATTAACTACAGGTCCAGCGCGCCCCAAAGCCTGCACAGCGCCCGCAGGAAGCCCTGCCATTGGAATGCGCGAGGTTGCAGCAATAGCAGGAATCGCCCGGCCTATGTTGGTGACAGTGTCCTGCGCGCCAGCGGACAGAGCCGGGTCGATCCGATCGCCTACGTCTGGAATGCCTAGCGCGCTTTCGAGCTTCTGCCCTGCGACCGCGATAGGTTCCCGCGCGCCGATCCCGAGGCGGTCATACCACGGCAGGCTTTCAATGTAGTTCCCAACAGCAGCTCGGCGGTTAGCCTCAACGTCTATAGCCGGGCGGCTTGAAATGGTGTCGGGCGAGGGCTTAACGCCTTCAATGACGAACCCATCGGGCGGCGGCGGCACTTCTTCCTGAAGCACAAACCCCTTCGGAGGCGGCGGGATGTTGCTCATTTTACCGGCACCCACTTGCTGCCATCGTATTCGAGCGTTTCCCCGGTCTGCGGGTTAACCGCACGAGGCGCAGTCTTAACACCCTGCACGTCAACATTAGGCGATGCCGGTTGAGATCCAGCCTTTTTCTGCGCCCTTTCCAAACCAGTCTGCGCAATCGAATACAGTTCATTAAGCGCCTGCTCGAAAGCCTTTTTAGACTGCGCACGGTTCAACCTGGCAATCGCCGCCGTTGCTTTAGCACCTTCAACCTCGGTGATCTGGCCGCCCCCTTTAAGGGTGGCAAACGCCTCAAGAAACGCCTTTCCCTGAATTTGCTCAAGATAGGCATTCGCATCAGCTTGAGGCGAGCCGGGGACAATCGGAATCAGAGATGCCGCGCCGACAAGGTAATCAAGGCCGGGGTGGGACCGCAGAGCGTCAATCACGCCCATCGCTTGTTCAGCGTTAGCCTGCACCTGGGGAAGTTCCGCCATCCCCTGTTGTTGTGATGTGGCCGCGAACTTGTCAAAGTCGGCCTTGATTTGGGCAACAGTACGCGCCGGGATAGCCTCTGTTCTCGCCCCTTCCTCTGCAGTAGTAATCGCCCCGGCCCTTGTCGCGTCCCTGCCGGTGGCAACTACAGGGTCAACCACTGTCTGCGTCTGCCCGCTGATCGGGCTAACAATCCCAGAGCCGCCGCCGCCCAACGGCACGACAGGCTGCGCGCGCTTCATCAGCAAATACCGCTCTTGATCGGCAGGCGACATCTTATTGAATTGCTGCCATTCCTGAATTGATGCGGGTTGTTGTGTTCCTTGCTGCAAGTACGTCGCCGACAACCCTTCCAGCACAGGCGCAAGCCTCTGCCTGTCCGCAGGCTCGAACCCGTACTGCTGGGAAAGATAGTCGAGATGAGAAAACGCCTGATCCATGTTCCCGGTGGTTGCGTAAATCTGCGCGGCCTGCTTTAGCCCTTCTTGCCTTATGGCTAGGTCATCCCGCTGCCGAACAAAGGCGTTTTGCTGCTGCCGTTCCTGATTAGCCGCCTGATCCTGCTGGATCAGGTACTTGTTCCGGGCGAAGGCATTGATTCCTGAACCAACGTCCTGACCTTGGGCAATAACGTCGTAGATCGACATATCACACCCTCGAATAGCTGAACGCGCGGCCCATGACGTTATTGGCGTCCTGAGTCAGCCGGTTGTTCACGTTGTTACTGCCCCAATACGGGATAGATGCCATGACCCCGTTGGCTATCGAGCCGATGGTGTTGGCCGTGCCCATGTAGCCAGATGCGCGGGCGTATCCAGTATTCATGGCCGCATTAGCCGCGTTTACGCCGTACTGCCCTGCCGCGCCCGATACGTTTTGGTTTGCCGTCTGGCCGAGTCCTGCAATAGCCGCAAGACGGTTGGCGTACGAATTGAACTCGTCCGAAGCCACCCCCTGCCCGTAACGCGTCTGCGCCTTCACCTGCGCCCCCGAGAGCAGCATCCCCCTAGCCGCCGCAGAACGGTCCAGGGCGCGCGTTCCTTCGTCCAGCCTGAACTGGTAGCCGGGCGAGGCGTAGAAGCCGCCATAGCGGTCCTGCGGGGTCGTAGAGGCAGTCGTGGGCGTTGCGCCGCTAGTCTGCTGGGTAGGTTGAGCATACTGCGGATATTTCTTCCCAATCGGGATCAGAGTCCCGGCGTTCGATCCGCTCACCGCCTGGATGTACCCGTTGCCCTCGGCGTCTACCAATACGCCCTTCCCGTGGAACTGAACCGGGATCATCTTTAGCCCGCCCGGCCCCATGTTCTGAGTCAGGGCGTTAACGTCCACAGGGTTAAGGCCCATCAGCCGGTTGTAGGCGTTGAGAGCCTGATACCCACTCTGCATGTAGGGCATCTGGTCCGCACGCTGCTGTGCGTAAACTTGCTGGGAAAGCGCGTTGGCTTTCGCGGCCCCTTCCTCTGCGGCATCAGCGGCTTTTTTACTTCCCCATATCGCAGCCCCCGCCCCAAGCAGGGCCGTTGCCGCCATTCCCCAACCAAGCCCAGCCCCGCCGCCGCCTGCTGCTGCTGCCGCCGCTTGTGCTGCCATGATCTTCTCCTAATCTTGTGCTTTGGTCCGGTATTCGGTGACTTCGTTCAACGCTCCCACCAAGCCATTTCTATCGCCCAACTAGGGGCGGTTGTCGCGTTCGATGGGTTCCAAAGGTGCAGAAGCAACGAGGCGTTTTGTCCGCCCAGCACCACTGGCCCCATGTTTTTAACGATTGCGAGGGTTGCAGCGCCGTTGGTAGCGCCGCCAGCCGGGCCTGCCACAACGTCGCCGAAGGTAAGCAGCACTTCATCACCTACAGTCCAGCAAGGCGAGGCCTGAACCTTAAGCTGCGTGTTCGCCACGTATCGCGTTCCGGCACCCGCCGCAGATGCCGTGACGGTCCCCATGCGCAAAACAGTCACCGCGCTAGTCGGGCCGAGGGAAGTGTTGCTGTTTACGATAAAACCAGTAAGGTCCGTTCCGCTTGACGAATAGCGGTTAGCAGAGTCAATCGCCACCGCAAGAGCAGATGAAGTAGACGACGATCCCGCCGCCGTACAGGTCAGACGGATGTAGTGCGGAATTACTCTGACTGTGCTTGACCCGTTCACCATCACCAGGGCTGCGTTGGTCGCGCTGAATGAGGTTTGGATGGACTGCGCAATACCCGTGAGAGGCGTGCTACTAGCCAACGCTCTGAAGTATGTCCCCTGCTCTGCCCACAGGTATCCTTCCTGCCGGGTAGCAAGGCCGCCATATTGGTCAGTAGTTAACTGCTTTTGCCCACCATCCGACTGAATTCCAGGCAGACTTGCTCGGTAGGCTATTCCATATTCTTGCGGCATCAGGCCACCTGATAGTAAAGAGTGATCGTTTCATTTGGCGGCAGTTCAGTACAGTCGCCGCCGCTTTCATCCAGGGCCAGAATCAGAACATCAAAAGACCCGGTCCCAACCGTGACTACATTTGCCATGTACAGGTAGCCACGGTCAGCAGTCGCCGCCGTGTCAGGCCTGCGGACGGTCAATATTATTTTGCTTGAGGCGCTGACGGCGGCATCAGTTACTGTGGACCGCCGCGTAGTGTCGCCATCTGTAAATGCAACCGTTGTGCTACTGATCGGAACGGGCGGCGTTTCAAACGTAGGCGCAGAACTTACGCCGTTAGCTTTGAGATATGTCCCGCTAGCACCGAGGGCAAGTTCCGTAACCTGCCCGCTACCGTTTGAATAGAAAACCTTCCAGTTACCGGCGGTATGGTCGCTGGTTGAGGTGACCGCATGAGAACGCGCGTGCAGGCTTGAAAGGTCCGGCGTACCGCTCAGGGACGAATAGGCTATCTGCGCCCCGTCCCCGCCATTGTGGTCATGCGAGTCGCCATTGGTAACACCTTTCGCAGCAGGCGCGTAATCGGTCGAAGCGGTGGCTGCGGCGGTACCAAGCGTAGGCAATCCAGACAGGCTGGAATACGCAATTTGCGCCCCATCCCCGCCGTTATGGTCATGGCTGTCCCCGTTAGTAACACCCTTTGCCGCTACCGCAAAGGCTGAGATAGCGTCCGCGCCCAGCTTGGCATAACTAACCGCGCCGTTAGCGATGGTCGCAGCAGACGCACCAGGACCCGTTGCCGTGACTTCCCCGGTAAGGCTAGTGATCGAGCCAGTCGAGACGGAATCAACGTAAGTCTTGACAGCCTTCTGCGACGGGATCAGAAGGTCGCTATTCGCCGCTAGGTTGCCGTCCGTATCAATGGATGGCCCGCCAGACGAGTAACCCTGGCTCACCGGACTTCCTGATAGTTCATCGTCGCCCTGGTGGCAGAAGTACCACCAATCCCCGTCACGAACAGGTTAAGCGTGCCGTTTGCCCGTACTGCACCGGCACGATCTAGGCTAATGGGGTACCGAGACGCCACCTTGAAATTGATCGAACTCTTGGTGGACGCGCTCGCAGCCACGTAGCCGGAGGCGATAACCAGCCCTGTGGCGGAAACAGTGCCCACAGCAGAAGTGTACTCAGCAGCAGAGTACGTCGAGTTTACGCTTGCCCACGTCGGTGCTGCACTGAAGGCGGAGCCGATGCACAGTTCCCACCGGACAGGATTGTTGCCGGTCACCAGTATCTCAACCGATACCGGCTTGATGAGCGTCCGGTTTGTGATCGAGTTGAACGTGGTACGAGGGCGCAGCCCGAGAATATGTGTGGCTGCACCAGACGCGGCGGTTACGGTCCCTTCGGGGGTGGCGAATGAGTACGAGAGGTCGTCCTCTAGCCCGCCCTCACTCGATACGCTGGCACACTTGAAGTACGAGGTCTTTGCGCCAGCCGTAGCCGTGCCCGTTACCAACATCTGCACAGGCAGAGTCAGGGTCTGCATGTACGGGACATCGAGGACGTTGGCGTTCAGGAACTGGTGCGCGTAGTGAATCTCGCCGTCGAAGTCGAAACCCAGTCGAACCCGGCCCATCGCGAGGTACTGGCAGTCGATCACCAGAATGAAGGTTTTGGTCGCGTCGAAGGTGTGCCCGCTGATCCCGGTCCCGTCCATCTTGTCGATATTCCAAGAGGATTGGGAAACTGCGTTGTTTACTACGCTTCCAGAGGTCGAGGTACGCCGGACGAACTGTATAGAACTGGTCCCGTTCTGCCGCAGGAACAGACCGTTATCCGCGTTGAACAACCCCACGTCCACAACCGCAGAGGCTACGGCAGTACCGAGAACTCCGGTCACGAAGATCAACTGGCTCTTGCCTGCCTGATACGGCACGTTCTCGTAGGACTGGATATAGCTCGTCCCGGTCCCGGCGTTGCAGGTCAGTGCGACCATCCGAGAGTTGGCGGAATGGCTAGGTGCTGCACCGTCGCCAGTGTTCCCGGTTTCGAACAGCAGCGGATCGGCGTCGTACTGCGTCTGAGCAGAGAAAAGGGTGACGGGATTCGATACGCGCAGGCGGCTAAAGGCGTCGAGGTTTGCCCCGTCAGCGATGGTGACCGCGTTGCTAAGGATCAGGCTGGCTGCGTTACCTTGTGCCATCAGGTGCGCTCCAACCCGAATGCAGAGAAACTAAGGTTCCCGGTGGACGCATACACGTACATCACGTCCGTTGCTGCCAGTGTGAATCCGACCGTGGCGATAAAGGTGTCGTTCCCGGCAATGGCGAGGTCGTAGTAGACATAGTCTTTGTTAGCCGTCCCGCCACCACCCTGGTCGAAACTCAGCCGAAATGTCGCCGCAGTCGCAGAACGGTTGCAAACCGTGAAAGTGTTCACGATTGCGCTAGTTGATGCCGGACACGTATACAGCGCGGTTTCCGTCGTCGCAGAGGGCGCAGATTGTCCGAGAATCTTGAGAACGTCCGCCACTAGGCCCCCATAAGCAGGAATGTCTGCGTGTTAATGCGCGTCTGAACCTCTGCCGTCGTCTCGTACTGCGGGTGCGGATCAGCGGCAGCGATGTGCGCGGCTAGGTCGGTGATTACCTGCGTCGTATCGGTGTCGTTTAGGCGCAGGTATTCAATGGCCGGATTGTTCCACCCCATCTGGGACCAGATGCGGGCGTTGAAAAAGCGGGAAGCCATCAGCTATCGCCCTCAATTTCAGCGTAGGCCGCATAGATCGTTCGCCGCACAGGGTCAGAGATACGAAACCGCAGGTGCGCGTTGCGATGCTGCCCCAAACGCCGCCAAACGGTCCTGGTTGAACGCTGTCCGGTTTCCCCGACGCTCCCATAGCCCAGCGTCGTCCAGTCCTGTGAATCGTCTGAGAGGTCGAGGCGGACCTGTGATTCCCCATAAGGCGGGGTTTCGCCGTGTTCCATGTCGAGAATCAGGCGGTGCATCCTGAAGCGGTTTTGCTCGGCGTGGATCGGCGGGAAGATCAGTTCGGCTAGTTGGATGTCGCCGTTTTCGGTGAAGGTCGAATAGTCGAGTTCGTAAATCTTCCCGCTCGAATAGTCCCCTACAAGGTGCTTCTCATAGGCGAACGCATACGTCCGCGCCCGCCAGCGGTCATCGCCATAGGATTGGCGCTCGTGCCACAGAGAGGTCGCGGCATCGAATACCCAAGTCCCCGACCCCGGCGCGGTCAGTACGAAAAACTCATGCCCCTCTTGGGTGTATGCGAACGCTTCCGCATCTTCCAGACTGGTCGATTCCGATAACGCTCTCTCAACCTCGTGGGTCGAAATCCTTTGAGGGGCGTAACCGGACGCCATCCTTCGCACGACGCCATTTTGATCTATCCAAACCACTGAGTTATCGAGCTTCGCGCAGGCGTTGGGGCCTGCTATCCCTTTCTCACCAATCGCGCCGGGTTGGCGTTCAAACGGGAAGTCAACGCCGCCAGTGTTAACCCATACCTCGGCTGTTTCGGAACCAAAGAGGATCAGTTCCCGGTGGTCAACGAATACCCTTCGAATTGGATCGGGATTGCTCTCGGCAGATGCGAAGTCGAGCGCGTCGTAATCGGTCGCGTCGTACAGGGCGCAAATATAAAAACTGCCGCTGCCATCGCTGAAGATGTGGTAGCCGTCGAGGTAGTCAACAGTCAACGCTGTGGGCGCGTCCGGGTCCGTAACCGTTGCCAGTGCGCCGTCATAGACGTAGATCGTCCCATCGGCAACGATCACGAGTTGCGTGCCGTTAGATGCCATCTGGACAAGCCCGGTCCCGGCGATAGCGCCAATCTCGGTGGCCGTGCCGCCGGAATCCACCGAATAGAGGCTGCTCGTGACGACGTACAGAACATCGTCCATTACCGCCATGCCACGGACAGCAGCAGTCCCACAGGTCGAGAACAGGGTAAGGCCAGGGGTTCCGGTGAGACGCACGCGCGCCTTCCCAGAGGACTGCTCGGCGTAGATGTTAACGAGCCGCTCGGCGTTGACCTGCGTGGCCTTGCCGGAATTCAGGGCGACCTGAAGCTCCATCAGAACCGCCTGTTAAGTTCGTAGGTCTGGGTCAATGCGTTGTCTACGGCAAGTTCCCGGTTGTCGAGATACTGCCGCCGCAACTGGTCATACCCATTACGAGCAAGCGCAGCCACGGCAGGCGTGACCTGAACCCCATAATCAGGGGACAAGGCGACCGCAAGGTTGTAGCGGAATGGCCCGATGTGGTCGTCAGGGTAAACGATGGCGTCGTTCAGACTCGTAAGCGTTTTCCATTCGAGGTCGATGCCCTCATAAAGCCAACTGTTCATCAGTTGGTTAAGGGTGTCGAGTCCGTCGGTGGCTTCCTCTGCGCTCGGCGTTTCGCCAGAGTGCAGGACGCCAATCGTCCGCAGGCTCATCGTTATCAAATCCCTTGCGGTGGCCATTGCTTCCTCAGTAGGTACAGGTAGAGCAGGGGAACACTTCCTTCCGCGAAATCATCCGTTCCCGACGATCACGCCAATGTGGCGAGTTGTAGACTTCCAGCATCGTCTGCGTCGTCAGGTCGCCAATCTGAAATTTCCCCTCGCCGTCCATGCAGCACAACGCAACGCGCCCTGTTGCCATGATGGACAGTTCAAACCAACGCGAGCAGGGCGTATTCGGCACAACGTCCACCGCAGGATCGGTGTAGCCTAACCAGCCATCCTTTTTGATCTGCACAATCTGGAACTTCGGCCAGCGAGAGTGAACGTAACGCTGGAATTCCTCGCTGTGACCAACCCTCGAAACGGTCACGGGATGGATGAAGTCCGAGTCGTGCAGGAAATCTAGGTTTCTGGCAGTGCGCTCGAAGTCCAGGCCCATCAACTGCCGGTATTCTTCCGGTCGGTGGTCGTTTAACGAAATCCACAGGACTTTCAGCCGATCAAGCTGGTTGATCTGCTCGACCCACTTCTCGGTTAACGCCTGCCCGTTGGTGAATAGACGTATGTCCGCAATCGTTTGAGCTTCCACCCGCTCAAGCAACGGCATCACCCGCTTGTCTAAAAGCGGTTCGTTGACCTTGAACGGGCAGAAATCAAACGGGATCGTCCATTCGGACATCTCATCAACCAACCGCCACATCAGAGCGTCCGGCATCTTCGTACCGATACGCTCTAACGTGGGATACGGGCAAAACGTACAGGCCGCATTGCACCGCGAGAAGGTTTCCAGCGAAACCTCTTTCGGTTGGTCGAGGTAGTATTCCCTCGCTAACGCAAGGCTCATTTCTTAGACAGAACGAAACAAAGCCTTCCGCCTACCTCCTGACAGCCCTCAACCTCAAAGTCGGCCTTATAGAAGTGCCGGTAGTCGGTCATCGTGCTTTTGCCGACATCCCGCTCGTACACTTCCTGGCTGAGAAACATCACCGTCCCCGGTGTAATCACACGAGTGTGGCCGGGATCGCCCCATGCCCACTCTTGGTCCCACATTGGAACCACGCCGAAAAACATGCCGCCCGGTTTCAGGATGCGGTGAAATTCCTCGAACTGCCGGAAGAAAAACCGCCAGTCACCCTGTTGCCCGACGTGTTCCAGCACTTCATAGGCGTGGATTTCTGCGAACGTCTCATCCTCGAAAGGATAGGGAAGGTGATTCAGGTCCCACAGAACGTCCGGGTTGCAGTTGGGATCAATGTCGAGCGTAACGACATCCTTCCATTCCTCGCCCGTCCCCTTCCCCGCCAATTGCTTCGCGCGGTTATTCCCGCACCCGATCAGCAATTCATGCCCGCGAACAGGCGTTGAAACAAACTCTACCTCAGCCATTGACCACCTCCGACGTAACCAGATTAATGAGGGAACCTTCCTTCTCTGCCCGCTCTACAGCAGCAAGCATGAATTTGTGCCAGTTCCCACGATGACCGTGGTGTATGAAGTCGAAGTCGGGCCACGCGTAAATAGGTTTGTTGAAAATCTGCCCGTATTTAACGGACCACGCGAAATCTTCCCCCATGAACGTCTTGGTGCCGTCCTTGTTCTCGACAATCTCGGTACTAAACAACCACGGAACGGAACCGTGATCCTTAAGTTCCAAGGCAGGGACGTGCTTAACCATTTCCTCGATGACTGAGCGTTCGATACACAAGAATCCAGTGGGAACCTTGTCGCATCCGATCCACCCGCCTTCCATAATCTGGATGCCGGGATTGCTCTCGTCCTCGATGTAATGCACGGGGTATTCCTCAGGACTCTGCCTTTTGGGATAAACCCCGCAGACAACAGGCCGACCGGCCTGCAAAAGCCCAACGAATGCCCGCCATTCCCACTTTAGGTCCGAATCGATGTAGAACAAATGAGTACAGTCGCTATCAAGAAACTGCTTGGCAAAGATGTTCCTCGCCATCTCAATAAACGCACCGTTACCCATCACGCAGGCGTTGACCTTAATCCCTGCCATGGTCGCAGCCATGCAGGAATCAGCCAGAGAAACCGCGTAGTCCACGTCCACCTTGCCGTCATAGGCCGGTGTCGCAACAAACGCGCTAATCTGGGACGGTTTAGCCTTACCAAGTCTCCGAGTCTTATCCATCACTTCCCCTCAGAAGATCGCGGGGCCACCTTTCGGCCAAGGGTGGAGGGGACACCGACCCCGCGAAAACCTCAATTACAGCGTGTACCAGTTCCGCGCAGCGAGTTCCGGGTACAGTCCGCCGAATCCGTACAGGATGTCGAAGCGGGCATATACCGAGTCAACGCTGATGTCGTACTGGCGAACCAGACGGGCGGAAATACCGTCCATCACCTCACGCGCACCCCAGGCACCCATGTTCGACACATCCACGAGGTCCGCCGTGCCGAAAACGAATGCGTCTTTGTGGAACGCAAGGTTTTGACCGTAGGTCGTGCCGACGTTGCCGATCAGGGTCACGGTCATGTTGTCGGTCGTGGTCGTGCCGGTCAGCAGCGAGTTCTTGTACGCGTTGCCAGTGCCGGTGATCAGGCCGGGCTTGACCGTTACGGTGTAAGCCGAGGTCGAGGTCGTCAGAGTGACATCCGACTGCACAACAAACCGCTTGAGGCGGCCAAGCGAGGTTTTCGATTCAGCGTGAACGTCGAGGACGCCCGCCGAAGTCGTGCCCAGCGTGATGATGTCGCCAGCCTTGAGGGTCGTGCCGTTGGTCGCGCCGTCAATCGACAGGTCGGTCTGCGATACCCACTCGTTCGAGGTGGTCGTAGAGCCGAGACCCGTGCCGTTGGTCAGCGGGCTGCCAGCCAGCGTGCCGGTCGTGTGCGTCGGCAGGAACGTGTTCTCATAAACGTCGAAGCCCGAGGTGCGACCCAGCATGCCCTCACGGTACTGCTTGGCGAGGTTGTCCGACGCCTGGAACAGCCCCTTGGTGGCGTCGTTGAACTCGTTACGCGATACCGGCGACAGCAGCGCAACACGGTTAGCAGTCGGGGCCAGATTCTCAGAGAGAAGCGCGCCCATGTTGTCGAACTGCTTGAACGTGATCTGACCGCTCGTGGTCGTGGTGCCGTTGTAGTTCGAGACCAATTTGTACGCAGCGGACAGGCACGAATTCTCGATGTGCGCTGCCAGTTGCGACATTGCCGGCTCGAGAACGACGTAGCTGAACTCGTCCAGCGACATCGTGAGTTCAACCGAAGTGAAACTCAGGTCGATACCGGCCTGCGAACTGATCGTCAGCGGGGTCGAGCGCTCAACATGGTCCTGCACAGAGATGGCGGAACCAGTGCGGACGCTGTACCGGGGCGGCATTCGAATGTTCAGGGTCGTCCCGATCTTCGCGCCGGTCTGGGCGAAGCGGTTGTCATATTGCCGCGAGACGTTGCCGATAAAGCCAAGTTTCCCGTGGAGTACGCGCAAAGCCTCGCGCGTGATCTCGGTAGGGGTTCTAATTGTGTTGCTCATTAGCCATGTCCTATAATGTTGACCTCCAACAATTGAGCCGACACATGCGTGACGAATACCGGCCCTTCAATCATCTGTATTCCATATCCAAAGACGGCAAGGTTCTCCGGCTTGGCGAGCCATACGAACCGAAGCCTAGGAAAGACGGCTACTTCCACATGGGAAGAAAACAACTGCTGCACCGCGCTATCGCCCATACATGGATTCGCCCCATAGAGAAGGGCGAGCATGTGCACCACAAGAACCATGACAAGTCCGACAACCGCGCGGATAACCTCGAAATAGTGCCAGCAATGACACACATCAGAGATCGCCACGCGGAAACGGTTGACAGGCTCAAACGGTCGAAAATGAGCGACGCCGCCAAGAAGCGGCAAAGCGAGCGCCAAAAAGGACGCCGTCTATCTGACGAAACGAAGGCCAAAATAGGAGCCGCTATTAAACGGCTCGGCATCAGGCCGCCGGTTCGCTATGGCCCTAGACCCGATTGGGTCGTCCAGAACATGCTAAAGAATCCGCCTAAGCAGACACCCTGCATAATCCACGGAATCAGATACAGAACACTAAAAGAAGCGGCCAGCGCGACAGGCATCAAATGGGGAACCATTCGAAGGCGCTGTCATTCGCCAAACTTCCCGGAGTTTCAACTGGTGGAGTGATTACCTTTTCAGTTGCGATTGCCTCCACTTCAACCAGTCATCGGTACTCATCCGGTCGGGATCGACGTTCAGAGTCCCAGCCCCGCCCGTAAGCGGCTCGACTGGCGGTGGTGCGGAGGACAGTTTCTTGGGTTGCGGCAGGCTCGCTTTCACCGCGAACTTGCCAAGCTCAACTGCCGCCATCAGCGGGGGAAGTGCTGCGATTCGTGCAGCCTCTGCCGGGTTTTTCCCGAGTTGATAGAGAAGTTCCGGGCCGTTCTCGGACCCGTTGATAATCTCTGCCATCGCGTCGGTTACAGGCAGTGAAGGGTTCAGTGCGACCGCATCGAAATCCGGTGTTTGAGAGCGATACTCTTGCACCTTCGCCTGAAACGTCTGCGCTTGGGTTTGCTTCTGCCTCTCGGCTTCCGCATCCCGTTGCTTCTGTTCCCACTGCTGGATTCGCTGCTCGGCTCGCCAGTCGGCCCGTGCGTCTACGAATTCCTCGTAGGTCGCAAAGTCCTCTAGCTTCGGCTCGCCTCGCGGTTGCGATACAACGGGTTCCGGTGCTTTCTCAGTTTGCTGACGGTTAGCCAGCACCTGCTCAAGCATCGACTCAAGCCGTTGCGCCCTTCGCTTTTCTTCCTCGCGTTGTGCGACCAGTTCGTTTATGCGTTTCGTGACACCGCCGATCTTTTTCGGCTGGTCCGATTCGCCTTCTTCGGTGGACGATTCCGAATCAATCTCTTCCTCTACCTCGCCAACCGTTTCCGGTGCGGCAGGCAAAGGCTCTGCGTCCGAAGCAGGGGCAACCCCTGAAAGGTTTTCATCAGTCATTTGCGCTCTCGCGGATTTACCCCGTGTTACGCCACGGGTAGCGTTTTAGCCTTCGTTAGAAGGCGTAATCTGCGCCGATCCTTACTATCCCCTGCGCACGTTCTGGCAGGGCCTCGTAGGCTTTGTATGGGATCGACTGCCGGAACGGGGCCGCTAGCGGCTCAATGTCCTGGCTAAACTGGTTCATCTGCTGCCCGAATGATTCGAGCATTGCGTTAGGCTGGCTCGGCACGTATTGCAGGTTGTTCTCTATCACCTGCGCGCCTTGCTCGGTGTCCTGCGTAGACATGAACGGATTCAGATACCCGCCGAGTCTCGACGCGTCCGCAATGATCCCGCCGCCAATGGCAGAGCCAAGAGTCGCGCCGAACTCTATCGAATCCTTCAGCGTGCGCCAGATGTCACGCTTTTGGGACCGCTTGGACTCATACGCGCGATAGGCTGCGTCCAGTTCAGGCGTGCCGTAGTCATACGCCTGCGCCGCTACGCCAACGCCCCCAGCAGCGGCAACAGGGACCAGCAACCTCGGATCAATCATCCCCTTCTCTTTTATGTCGATGGCGCTCTCGTCGAACAGGACGAAGTTGCGCTCGCCAGAGGTGCCGCCGATGTAGGTAAGACCAGGGATTCCGCGCTTTGCCAATTCTTGCGAGGTTCGATCTTGGCTCCAACCGTACTTTTTAGCCATCCCCTCATAAACGTCGCGCCCCGTCATCTCGCCGCCCATGCTACGTTGGATAGAGGCTATCTCGCGGTCTAGCGGGTTGAAATCGTCGGCGATTACCCCGCCCTCTGCCGCCGCCTTCGCTTCCTCGAACGTAGAAAACTCGCCGAAACCCTTGTTTGAGCTAGACGCCACATAGTAGGAAACAGGCTGGCCTGGCCGGAACCGCGTCGGGCCTTTCTTCCCTATAACGACGCCGCGCCTTCCGTCAATATCCTTCGATTCCCACCACTCATTACCGAACTCGTCCGTTCTAGCCGCCCAATCCCCGCGACTTTGGAGGCGTTTGCTTTTGGGAACATCCACAACAGCGGCAAAGGACTGCCTAACATATTCTGGCTGCTCACTCAGCGGCTTGTCCCAGTCCAGCATCAGGGATTCGTGGGGGATTTCTGCGGTATAGAGTTTGCCTGTAGTGCGGGTTTCCATTTTCCCGTTTTCTACTAGGTCGGCCATTGCGGTATATGCCCTAGCGTAATACTCATCGTTTAAGGCAGCAGAGTCCTCGGCTAGACGGCGCAAATCTGCCGCTTTTTCATATCTAGAGCCTTTCCCGTTAACGATCCGCAGAGCATACAAGCCAGCGCCATCTGCGAAATTCGTTACGTCGTCATATAGTTTTCGCGATTCTTCGTCTGCAAACGAAAAATTGTTGTCTGAAAGTTTGTTTCTATACCCCCTAGCTATGCTGTCAGAACTACTAAGATACGCCCCCGCCCCATAAGCCTGCGCGCCTTCGCCCGTCCCCATCTTGTCCAGACGGAACCGGCCTAACGGCGCATCCTTCAGCACCTCTGCCCCAGCAGGAACGTCAGGAAGCAGCCCAGGCTTGCCCACAATCCATTGCTCAGTCCCATCCGCGAGGCGCACGAGCCTTTCCGCTGCGAAGTCGTGAGGACTGCCGTGGTATGCGAGACGCCGCGCAGCGTTGTCGAGCTTATCCAGCAAATGCTTGATCTTGGGCATTCATTCGGTCCAACAAACTAGCCATGCCCGTCTCGACGGCAGTGTTCTCGATGTCCTGCGCTTCCGCTTCCACCAGAACCTTGCTCGCGTCCGCCTTAGCCTTAGCCGCCTGTGCGCGCTTCAGTTCAATATCCGCGATAACCGAAGCCTTCTGAATCTGCTTCATTTCCTCGGCTTCCTGCATCGCTGCCTGTTGGGCCTGTTGTTCCTCTGGCGTCATCTTCTCGTCAACAATGCCCGGAGGTAGCGCCTTCTTCAGACGCTCTGCAATCGTTTCTGCGCCCGGCCAATCCATTGCCTTGGCTATCAGGTCGCCTGCAATCTGCGCGCTCTGCGGGATAGCCTGAACAAACGCCATCATGCTCTCAGCGGCTTCCATGCGCTTCGTGGCGTAGCTCGGACCGACCACAATCTCAACGTCGTATTTCCCGACGGACAGGTCGTTAATGACCTCACCTGTGGGCAATACATAGTTGATCGGCACCATTTCCGCCGCCTCGTCCTCGCCCATGATGCGGACGATTCGTGCGGTGTCGTAGATTCGTGGAATGAGGTCAACCAGGATTCGGCCTGCGTGCTGGATAGAGCGCGCGAGGTTGTCGATCCACGCATAAGTTGCGTTATCGCCTTCCCTCTGCCGGGCGATGATCGCTTTCCCACTCGTTTCGTTGCTCTGGTTCCCAAGGGATGCGTCGTAAAGGCCCATCGTGGCCTTCATGTCGTCAATCGCTTGGGCGGACTGCTGAAGCTCTGCCGCCTGCACAAAGGCCGGTTGCTGCCTCTCTGGGCGTCCTGCCGTGGGATCAGGGTTGTATGGAAGGTAGGCCCTGTTTTCCTTGTTAGCGGCGTTCCAGAAGCGTTCCAGGCCCGCAATCATCGCAGGGGTCACAAGCCAGGGCGATTTAGGCGCAAGCGCCACCTTCTCGGTGATTACACTCTGCCAGTAGTTGTATTGCCTCTGCGGGTCTTTCGCGTACCGAATGAGCGAACGATACCTAATCCGGTCATCAACCCATTCTTCGGGTCCGAACACAGGGACTATCGGAATCCACCGCCCTGCCCACTCGCTCGGCCCTTCGAGTACCGTATGACCCGAGAGGACGTAGCGAACAACCTTGAAAGACTCAACCGTCCGGGTCATCTCGAAGGGCAAGCCTTCCATGCCCTTCTTGATCTCAATGACACGCCCATCAAGCAGGCCGATCTTTCGAGTAACAGGCTTCTTGCACCAGTATTCCGCTACGCGAACACGATCCTCTAGCGCCCAATTGCTGCCCCGATAATCCTCGTTCCAATCATCGGGCGTTTCCTTCGGGTACTTCGCTTCGAACGCCTCTTTGGTCATCCATTCGCTAACGAAGCACCACTGCGCGTCCGACTTGTCGTATTCCCGCGCGTTGGGGTCCCAATAGACCGAGAACGGGTTAGTGATCCGCTCGATGCGGATGTCCTGCTCAAAACTGTCATCAGAGGCGTATTTGGTGAGGATGCGGAACGCGCCCATTCCGCCCGTGACAGAGTGCTCGAATGCCGTGATGTAAGCCTGAGTAGCCCGGCTCTGGGACTCAATGTTTCGAATGAGGCCGTTATAGACTTCGGCGGTTTCGACATCTGCGCCAGAATCACAAGGCAATACCTTGATCGCAGGCTTGTTCTGCCGCGCGTCCCCGACAACCTGGGCGATGAATGCAGGCAGGCGGTTAAACGTGAGGCAAGGCCGGTCGCTCTGTTCCCGTTCCTGCCGGATCTGGTCCGGCCACTGCTCACCAGCAGCAAAGCGGAAATCTTCCTCGGCAAGATCGCGGTTTTCCTGCTCGGCTTCTTCGGCCTTTTTGAACCGCTTGAGGGCTTCTTCTAAAACCTTCTCGTCGTTTGTCATCGCATCCAACCGCCGCCGACGTTGGTTTCAAGCATTGCGTTAATATTCGGCGCACTGCGCGGCTTGAACCCCTGAGCAAACATGCGGAACGCGTCAGAGCCGTTTGATGCCCAATTGTGGACAGGACGCTCTGAGTACGTGTCGCGCTCGTCGTCGTATGCTCTGGAATAGTTCATCAATGCCTTTAGTCCTTCGTCGCACCGTTTCTCATCGAACCAGCACGAGTCAAATATCTGTTTGGTTAGGGCGATGCCGTCCATCAAATCCTGGATGCGCGGCACCACTTCAATAGGCCGGACGCCAGCCTGCTCAAACAACGCTTTACGGTTTGCCTTCATGCCCAGCATTTGAGCCTCGGCGTCGTGCGGCATATGGTGCGTGCCGTATAGATAGCCTTTCTCTTTGATGACCCGCGCGTAGTGTTCTACGTCCTCAAACCGGGCCGAGTAGTAGTCAATGAACCGATACTCTCGACCGACGTTCTGCATGAACCAGATGGCCGTTTCGTCGTTCCGGCCCAAGTCCCAGAACGTATGAACTTCCACCCCGTTCTCTACCGGAACGCTGCAAATGCGCTTGTCCTTCCGCGCCTTCTCTAGTTGCTTGCGGTAGATAGCCCCGTCCGCAAACATCTTGAGCTCGCCTTCCCAGACGTGCATGTATTCCTCGAAGTCTCTCGACTTGAGGTACTCCATTTCCTTGACTAGCACGTCGGGAAACCACGGGTTGTCTCGCCAAGAGACTTTCTTTACCCAAGCTTCAGGCGGGGGGTTCAGCACGAACCGCTGGTAGGTGGCGTCGGTAATCAGTCGAGGGTTAAAGCTGATCCAGATTTCAGAGTCAGGTTTCCGAATGGTCGGGATCAGAATCTTCCAACTCTCGTCCGTTACCTTCTCGGCTTCCTCAACCCAGCAGATGTCCACGCCCTCTGTGGACTTGATCTCTGTGACGTTGTGCCGAAGTCCCGCAAAGATGAACCGAGAACCGTTCTTGCCCTTGATCTCGTTATTGAGGATCTCGTATTCACTCGCGAACCCGTTAGCCTCGATCCGGTCAGCCAGAAGCTTATGCACCGACTCTTTAATGGACCGCTGAAGCTCGCGAGTGCAGAGGATCAGCAGAGGCTTTTCCCACGCCTTGACGATCAGCGCATCGGCTATCGCCCAGGACTTCGCGCCGCCCCTTCCGCCATATAGAACTTTGTACCGATATGGCTCGTAGAGCGGCAGGAATACAGTCGGGGTTTCTACTTCAACGTCCGGTGACTTTAACGCTGCGGACACCTAATTCCCCCGAAACTTGGTGCTGCTTCTCGTCTATCCAACCGAAGTTGTTTTTCAGGTTGAAGATAGCGCCTGCCGTTGCCCTGCCTTCCAGAAGGGTTTGCTCGATGTAGTTTTCGACTCTCGCTTTAGCCCTTTTTATTGCGTCACTAAATTCCGGGCGACCCTGATAGCGAATAAGCCCCATGCGGTCTAGGTCAAGAGCAAGTGCTAACCCGGTGATAGTAGGATGGATGTCATTTGACAGGCATGTCGCAAAGTAGCCGTCGATCACGTACTCAAGTTCTTCAACCGTTTCGTACTTGCGCGGCCTGCCCATCACCTATCCACTACCTGAACAATGAAAGTACGCTCGTGCTTCCGGCCTTCGCTGGTCGTCACCACGGCTTGAAACTCGTAACTCGTGCCTTCCGTCCCGCCATTTGCGGTGATGTAGGCATAGCGGTCGTCGTAGTCACTGAGGCTCGTGGTGATTCCGTTATCAACGGTCCACGTAACCGATGCGATGCCGTCGCCAGCGTCAAGGCGGTCTTGGAAGTCCACCGCATAGCGGCGCTTCTCCTCTGTGCCTTGCCGGTATGCTCTCATTCGTTCGGAGCCGTCGTGTTCGACTGGATGGCGTAATCCAAATCGGGCGAGGTAGAACCCGAAAGGCTCAGGCGGATATAGGACGGGATCGGAAGATCGATTGACTTCACATCCGCAGCCGAGAACGTCTGATCGCTCGGATACCACTGGCCGTCCGGCCCAAGAAACTGAATCGCTACCGTGCCGCCGTCGAATGTCGCGCCACCACTAGCGCCAACGTAAACCACGGCGGTGCTTTTGCAGAAAATCGACGCACTCGTTTCGTTGGCCGTAAACGTCCCGCGAATGTATTTACCGGCGCTGTTCGATGCCATACGTCACCCGACTAGTTTGCGCACTAGGCGCTTGATGATTGATTGAGCCGCCTTTTTGGTAATCGTTTCTTCAGGCGTGTATTCCGTAAAATTCCACGTATCAACGGTTGACCATGAAGAGCCTGATACGTCGTAAATCCTGACCAGAAGCTGCCCAGGAACCGCCGACCATGCCGTAGCCCCGCCCGTCGAAATGCTCGAAAGCGTCCCGGTTGCTACCTGCGCGAAAACGTCGTCGTTCTGAGCCGTTCCAACCGGATGGACGCTATCGCCAGGATATGGGGTCGCCCCCGCAGCGTAGAACCAATAGGTCGGGCCGTCCGTGTCCGGGGGATCAATCTGGTAGGTCGCATTAGCCGACCCGCCAGCTTCGCTGACAGTCAGCGTGTAGTTGGTGTCCCACCGGGTCGCCGCGTGAGTCCCCGCACTTACGAACGTGGACAGCGCGGGAAGCGTTACCGTCACTGCGCTACTGTTCCCCGTGAAGCTGCACGAAACCCCATTGAACGTCACCCCGGTCGGAGTTCCGCCAAAGCCGGTCAGGTTGACTACCTGCGTGGAGCCGGGGGTGCCGCTCGATGCGGTCGGCGTAGCAGTGCGCGAAGCCGATGCACCCTGAATAGCCAGCGTTACCGCTGCGTATGTCGAACCAAGCGTTCCGCTCTGGGTCCATGCGTCAGCGTTTTCAGGGCCTGCGGTTGAGGTCGCTGTACGCGACCCCCACACCAACGTCATGTTTGAGGCAGTAGAACTGCCGGAGCTTGTTTCCAGTTTCGTAAAACTGGTGTTGCCGTAACCCGTTGGGGTATTCGTAAACCCGTTATCGCAACGCTGCGCGCCAGCAAAGTTTATGAACAGGTAGTCATCGGTCGCTGGTAACGTAACGCTCGGCGCGTCCAAGCTTTCGTTCGTGATCGTGCCTGCGGTGAAACTCGACCACCCGCTAATCCGAACCATAGTAGCTACGGCGCGGACAGACCCGGTAGTAAGCGTCAGGTTGCCTGATTCAGAGCCACTGGCGGTCTTGTACAAGCACGTTATCCGCGTCCCGTCGTGGGCTTCCGTGAAGCCACCGTCGTTAGTCGAGGTCGCGTTACCAAACTTGCCCATTACCACCAGAAGATCGCCCGCACTGATGTTGGTGCAGTACGGGATTGCGTGGCTTGTGGCCGCAGTGACGCCAGTATTGTAGGTCTTTGTGTCAGCAGTGTGCAGGGTAGGGACTGTCATGCCGGCTCCGCCATGTCATATGCCGCGCGGAAATACGCGTTAATCCCCGCAGCGGTGTAATCGGCGTCCCAATTGCTCCTGCACTGCTGCCTCGCCCTGGTCATGAAATCGGCCAAGGTTGTGCCGCTGCCACTGATAGAGGTCATGTAACCCGCGATGCTCGCCGAACTGTTCGAAAAGGTCGGGTTAGCGAACGTGCTGGTGTTGTCCCCGGTCGCCGCCTGCCACTCTGCAAACGTCTTGTTTGCGCCGTTGATCTTAAACCGCGCCGTGGCAGCGTCCGTGTAATATGTGTTCCCCGAGATCGCCACCTTCGCAGAATTCGCAGCCCCGCTGTGCGTAATGACTACCTGCCCGGCACCGGCATTCACAAACTTGTTCCCAGTAACGGTCAGCGATACGACATGGTTAGGGTCGGGAAGTAACAGACACCCGCCATTGGACAACCAGTTGACCACCACGTTGTCGGAAATATCCCCCGAGATATGCTCGGTCGTCGCGTTGTCATCGACGTAAATAGCTTGGGAAATGATGCTTTGCTCAAGCCCCGCTTGCTTATTGATGATGAGGTTGTTCTGGACCGTGATTTCCGTTGCGGGCGATCCGGTCTTGACCATCATGCCCCAACCGCCAGAGCCGTCAGATTTTGACGAACTCCCAACCACGACGTTATACGTCCAGGTCCCGTATCCGCAGTTGGCTCCGGTGAATCCTACAATCGGGTTATCCGCAAAAAAGCAGTTGTGGATACGCCCGCCGGCCCGCATCTGCACCCCGTTTGCGGCGGCTCGCGTCGAAATGCATTCCCTCAGTTCAACGCCGCTATGTAGATCCGCAAGGTAATAGTTGTGCGAGAAAATCGTTTTCGTTTCTGCGCCAGCGACGTCAGGGTTCCAACCACCGTAATCGCTGACGCAATCCTCGAACACGAAATTGATGAGCCGGTTTGTGTGGTAATTGTTGGCCTTGCTGCTTGGCACCTCATACGAACCGAAACTTACGCAACGCCGCATCAGGACGTTTTGAATGGTTCGCTCAGGCGTCGATCCGTACCCGTCGAATTCGTTTCGGACGTAGGCAAACGTGCATCCCTCGATCAACCAGGAATACAGGCTTGTCCGCATCCTGAAGCCGATTACTTCCTGGGTAACATCTCCAGCGTCTCCGGTGAATGACGGACTGTCCGGGTCTTTGAGGTATCCCCAAAGGTGCAGATCGCGGATGATGATGTGCTGGCACGTTGTAGCCACGTTGCTGAAAACGCAAAAACTAGAATTAGTGTCGCGCTTGAAAATCGCTTGCGCGGACCCGCCATAGACACCAATGATCGCGCGCTCGTCATTTGCCCGACCGCTCGCGTAGGTCATCAACCCGCTAATAGACTGCGTGGTTTCGAACGTCTCGCCGGACTTGAAAAGAACGATGTCCGGCTTGCCAACGCGCATTTGCGCAATCGCTGCCGCTGCCGTTGCATACGGCGCAACCGCCCCGCTAGGCGCAAACGGATTGCCAGCTACGTTTGAGCCATTCCCTCCAAGAGCCACGCTAAACTTCGTGTAGTTCTGCGCCGTGCCGTTGTTCCCATCGGCCTCGGAGACATACATGATCCGAGCGTCATCGTATTTCCCAGATGCCTGAACCATCGAAAGCAGGTCATGCCAACCGTTTCCGTCGAGCGGCAAAAGAGTGATGTCGTGGTCGCCAACGCCAGGGGCGGCAGCAGCCGTCAGAATCGTGGACGAAACAATGCCAGAATCCCGCCCATTGTACGTGTGAATCCAATGCTGGTAGTAAATCGTATTTGCCGAAAGCCCGGTAACAGAAAATGACTCGCTCGTGCTTGTTACCGATTTACTGCTTGCATACGTCGCCCCTGTTCCCGCCTTTAGCGTTGCCGCAGAGGGCGCGGTCGCACTGGTCGAAACGAAAACATAAATGGTCCCGCTCGTTCTGGTCGTTTCGCAGGTAACGGTTGCCGTCGTTTCGGCATCGGACAACACAGGGGACACCGTAAGGGATGCAGGTTCATATCCCGATGCCCAATAAAGTCCGTCTGATGCAAGGCTAACGCGGATTATCGGCACTGTTTTTCCTCATCGATTAGCCGCCTGCATAAGCGCCGTCGTTTTTTCCGAACTTGATCGCGTGGTGCCTACGAAAAACGAGATGGCTGCGGTCCAAGCCGTCGTTAACTGGCCCAAAATAATAAAAAGCACGTTCTCCGATCCCTTCGGCGGCGCATCTTCGAACAGGGCGCAAACCACCCCGGCAACCATCACGGTCAGCGCGACGACGATCGCCAGTTGAGGCGCGGACGAACCCAACGCCTTAGCCATTCCCCTAGCGTCGGATCGGTCCTGAACCGCTAACTGCTCCTCTCGGATCTCGGCGTCGCGCATGAACTGCCG